AGGGCGACAAGGGTTTCCGCGGCGGTATCGTTATCAGTCTGCAGGTCAGACAACTAGGTCGCAGATTCGATTGCCAAGAGCCAGAAGAAAATTGGCAATGTCCGTCACTTCTGCTCGCGCAATGGCTTGCTTTTGATTGCTCACCGGATCAAGGTCAGCCTCGTGCACGATGGCGTTTCGACGAGTAGCGATCAGCTTCTGCGTGCGCCTGGCGTCTTCGTCGGTCAATCCGAGGCCCAGAGCAATTCGCTGCCACTTGTGTTTCTCATCCCAGATGTAGCTCAGGCCATCCGCGATTTTCTTCGGATCCTGGAATGACAGCGTGCTGAGCTTTTCGCGAACAATTTCCTCGAAGCGAGCAGCGGGTGGCGGGACTGCGCCAGCCACCAGCGTAGGCAAATGCTGGATGGCTATGGTCTCGCCCAAATACTTGCTCGTCGGCGGCCTTTGGTTCTCGAACATCTTCACCATGCCGATGCGAATCAGGTCATGGATCAGCTTGTCGAATGCGCTTACCGCATTGACGAGCTGCGAACGCAGAAGATCGTCGAACTGTTCGGGAATGGCGACCAGATTGCTCAGATGGTCGTAGAGAACCCCGAGCTCGTTGGCCTGCTGGATATTTTTGTGAAAGACCCGTTTCGCGTTGAGCATGGCTTTTAGACCATGAGACCCCGAAGCGTTGTGGCGACATTGCCGAACTGTTCCAGAATTTGCTCACGCTTCGCAATCGCGTTCGCCAATACAGGACCGGTGTAGCCCACCAGGTCGGCGTCCTGCAGCGCGAACACTGGAACGCCCGCCTCATGGGAGCGTGGCAGCAAGGCGCCGAAGTCTGGGATTTCCTCCAAGCAGAAGCCTGCATCGCGCAACTCGGCCGGATAGTCGTTTTCGGGCAGCGTGAGACCGGCAGCGCTAAGTGCGGGGTACAGGCGTTCCTTGGTAACCGTCTTGATTTCGCCAATGTTGTCGCGATACGGAGCTGCCGCGCGCCCTTTGCGCACGTTGAAGCGCTGGACCACCGTTCCGGCGAATTTCGGCAAGCCCGGCCGCAACGGATAGGCTGAATCCTGGAACACTGCCTCGTTGCTTACTTTCCAGTTCGCCCATCGCGGAAAGATGGATTCCAGCGTCTCTAGCGCCATGATGGAAAACGGGTCTGGATTGGTTGGAATTAAGAAAAAGTCCGAGTTCAAGAACAAGTTCTGATTAACCGCGCTCAGCCCCGGATTGAGGTCGATGATCGTGTATTCGATCTGGTTGGCTTCCTCAACCTTGCGGATCAGTTCGTTGAACGCTCCGGGTAGATTTTGCAGAGTAGCAAGCGCGTTGGAGTTCTGCGCGAAGGTCAACGATGCGTCGTATTCGGAAAGTGTTGCATGGCCGGCCAGCAGGTGCACCCGAGGCTGGCCGGCCGGAGACTTGCAGCTCACAGGTTGGATGGGCGTGGGCTTGCCCCTGAAGGCTGGTGCGACCCCATCCTTGATGTTCTGAAGTCGCGTAGCGTCTTCCAGGTAATACGCGTCGAAGTCATCGCCGAGGATCAAGCTGGAGAGATTGCATTGCGGGTCGGCGTCGACTAGCAAAACCTGATGCCCCTGTTGGGCGAGCATCCATCCCACGTTATAGACAGTCGTGGTTTTACTGACGCCGCCCTTGTGGTTGAACAAGACCAATCGCTTTGCCATTTCTGAACTCCCAGGGATGTAGATCGCCTCAGTCATCAATATCGATGATTGATAGCCCCATCATGCCCCAGACGTGTGATCTAGGAGAACTGGATTCCCTATAAAGACGCAACATTAAACGAGCGGATGGGCGCTCGCGGGCCCCGAGCAGCCAGTTGTGTGGGCTGGCTATCCCTCCGTTCGACGTCCCACACGCTTCGCTGCCTGGTCGAGCGCTGCCTTCCGGCCATCCTGCTTCAGTTCGCGCTCAGTGAACGGCTTCGCACCAGGCGTCATCACCTGCCAGCCCTTCATGAAGGGGATGGCCACACAGCCGCAATTGATCACCTGGTCGACCGGCGCCTTCGGATCGTGCGGGCACCTCATCATGTCGAAGCCACCGCCCGCACTGGGCACCTTGAATTTCTTGTCGGCGTCGACGACCTGGCCATCCATCAGATCGTGCGTCCACCGGCTGTGGATCTTTCCGCTGCGCCTCCATTGCTTCTGCAGACTTGGCACAAGGCCTGCGGCCTGGACCAGGCGCTGATCGGCGGCCACGGCAAAGGCACGGCTGACCTCAGTGCGCACGATGGTCGTGGCGCGCTGTGGCGTGTCGTTGCCGAGCTGCTTTTGGATCACGCGAATGGCATCGAACGGCGTGACGCTGCCGATGGTGACCAGGCCGAGCTGCTGGCGGATCTTGCCCATCGCCTCGGTGGCCACGTTGTTCATGCGCTCGACCGTGAAAGTCCGCATGGCCTGCAGCACGCCGGCATCGAGCAACGGCAAGCGCATCTCCACGTTCATGCCGGCAGCGGCCAGCGGCTTGTCCACGACGTCCTCGCCTTGCTGCCAGATCTGGCGCAGCGCGCCATCACCCGCGGTGCCGGCCAGGCCGCCCGCAGCAGTGAGGATTGTTTCGAGCTGGCGCTGGATCTGTCCGAGCTGCCAACGCTGCCAGTCGGCCGGCTGCGCAGCCAGTTGTGTCAGGATCTGCGTGCGCGCGTCATGGAGCGCCTTCACGACCTGCTGGTCTGCTGTCAGGAGGGTGCGAGCGCGCTCGGCCAAGCGCTCCTTCAGGGCGGCCTCGTAGGCCTTCTGTTCAGGCGTCACGGCGGCTTGCCAGGTTGATCAATTCATACCCGCGCGGCTGATGCGGGCGTAGGCGCGGCCTGGCCGCTCTTGAGCGCATCGCGCACATCGTCCGGCAAGTTGAAGCTGTCCTCGGCTTGGCGCTCCTTCTTGCGCTGCGCATGCTCCCTGCGCGCCGCCTCCAGTTCGGTCTTGGCATCGAAGTCCTGGCCAAATCGCTGCGCCACGTCGGCGATGATCTTCAGGCTCGTTTCCTCGGTCAGCAGACCGGCCTCGATCATCTGGATCGTGGCCCCGACCACGCCCTGCATGGCTGCTGCGAACTTGGTCACGTCCTTGTTCTGCAGTTCGGGGAATACCGCCGTGACCTGCCACTCCTCGCTGGACCAGTCCGGTTTGTCGCTGCGCGCGCCGGACCAGAGCACGAAGCGGCCGATCTCTTCGAGCATGATCTTGAGCATCGACTGCCGAGCCGTGAGCACCTTGAAGGTCGGCTCGCCCATCTCTGCACCTACTGCGCGATTGACGTCGCCGCCGCCACCGAACCAGTGCTCGGGCAGTGTGCCGCCACCCAGCACATGGTTGCGAAACAGGCTGGCGCTTGCGCTGGTGTCGGCCGCCTGCAGCTCGGGTGAGACTGCCGTGAGTTCGATGCTGTCGTTGTGGACGAAGGTGCTGTTGGGGGCAGGTGGCTTGAACTCCCGCTCGTATTTCTTGACAGTCGCCTCGTCGGCGCCCGTCAGCTTCACGTCCCACACGAACGAACGCAGGTACTCGATGCGATCCAGCTCGCTGAACAGAAAGTTGTCGTAGGCATCGAGCCAGTCCATCTGACCCAGCAGGTCGCTGCGGCCACGGCTGCCATCGGGGAACTTGTTGACCTGGTAGAGCAGGCAATCGCCGTCCGTGAAGTCATTCGCCCGGATCTCGACCGTGCGACGGGTGAAGTGCTCTTCGTCCTCGCCCAGGATCACGACCCGGTACTTGTTGTACTTGCCCCTGCTGTCCTTCTTCGTGACGACGCCGATGGGCTGTTCGGGGTTGTCGGGGTCCATCACGACCGTCGCGATCTGGCGCGGGTTGAGGTAGCCAAGGCGAACGAATCCGTTGGCCTCGTTCACATGGCAGATGTAGCACTGCTCACCCAGCAGGCCGAGCGCGCGCACTCGGGGCGGCAACTTGAGTGGCCAGTTGTTGATCGGGTCGGTCCAGAACGCATTGAGCTGCTTCTGCCGCTCTTCGTTCTTGCACTGCAGAGTCACGCCCTCGGCCAAGAGGTAGGCCAGTGGGATCTCGACCAGGCGGTTGGCGAGCAGGTTGCTCTGCCACAGCCATTCTGCGATCTTCTGCATCCGCTCCTGTGCCAGCGGTGTGAGGTCGCGCTCGTTGTGCTTTCCGAGGCCGTCGCCTGTCAGGCGGGTCCAGCCAGCCTCCGTCGTGCTTTGAGCGCCTGCTGCTTCGGTCAGGCGGGCGTCTTGGGTGTCGCTCGCGGCTGAGGCCGGTTCTGTCTCGGGCTGCGGGGAGAACATGCTTTTAAATTTGTCGAGCCAGCTCATGCGCGGCCTCCTCTTTGGAACATGCGGGACGCCTGGCGCGCATAGCGCTCGCGTGCGGTTTGTTGGGTCTGATCGGAATTGCCACCCTGCGCCGCAGCAGCGATGCCACCGGTCACAGCGAGCATCCAGAGCATCTGGACCATGTCGGGACCGTCGTCGTGGTCGGCCTTGGGGAAGTGGCGGAACTGGTCGATCAGCGTGGTCTGGCTCGAATGCAAGCGGATCAGCCCGTTGTGCATGTGCGGCTGCAGCGATTCGATGCGCAGCAGCTTGTCTGCGATGGGTTGGAGCCCGCGCGCGGGAACAGGCACGCCAGCCTCCGCGCTTCGCTTCACCAGTTCGGTGCGGAGAAACTCCTGGAATTGGACGCTCTCGACACCCCAGACGATGCAGCAATACTCGCGCTGCAATTCGATGATGTCGCTGATGATCCGGTCGGGAGTGCGCTTCTTAATCTTGGCCTCGACCACGTCAAGGATGCCCAGGACGCGCTGGTATCCGCCGATCCCGATGGCGCTCGGGTCGCGACTGCTGCCGAACCTGCCCAGGCTGGGATCGCATGCGCCGTAGAACGTCCACTCGGCCAGGCGATTGACCCAGAAGCGGATGCTGTTCGCGAAGGGCGCGTCCTCGCCCGCGACGGGATCGTTCTGCTGCTCGCTGTCGAAAGCCGAATGACCTTCGCGCGCACGCTTGATCATGAGCTTGAACAGCGGTCGCAGCGCCGGCCAGCTCACCTCGGCGCCTTCGTCCATCTCGGCCTGCTTCAGACGATAGAGCGCCATTGCGGCTGCTTCGCCGGCTTGCGGGTTCTCGCCGTTGAGCAGCAACTGCTCGAACTCCTCCCACAAGTCCATCCGCGCCGGCCACTGGATGATGGCTTTGAAAACCTTGTGATTCCAGAGCGGGTTCTTCAGGAAGCGCGCCAGCACGCTGTCGTAGTGCAGCACGGTGCCCACCAGGATAGCGTCCATGCTGTCATCGGGTGGCCCGAGATTGAGCACGCTCTTGGTGACGAAACTCTGCAGCTTGTCACGCTGGCCAGGCGTGTTGACGTTC